TGTGCGGTATAACCTAGAACAGACACACTATCACTTGTGATCTTAATAAATTGTTCTCCGGATCCTTCACTGTAAAACTCATCACCACCTACCACGCTAGAAATATGTTTTTTCCAATACGTAATGGTAAAACCTGTTGATAGATTGAATGTAGATGTTTTGTAAGAGGAAGGGATAGATATATAGGAACCACCCGTGAATGTTTTAGCAGATACATCAAACAGATATCCATAATCATTGTTGAGAGTGCCTGTGAGAGTAGCCTCAGGATGTGTAAAGGTATTGGTATCAAATGATAGGTGAATATCAGAAGAACGTGTATTATATATCTTATGGATTGTTTCAGGTTCCAGATTTATCCTCCACATACGGAAGTCGCGGAAATTAGCTACACCGCGATCAGCATTCAGTCTAAACACAGCGTTGTCGGTGATAGGGACTAGTGATAAATTAGAGACGGTGATTGTTTTTACAACATTCTTGTTGATGTATATTCGTAATTCGTGTTGATCAGTAGAGGGATAATATTGAAGCGTGATAGCCACATGGAACCATTTATCAGCTGGTGTAGGGAGTGAGAGTGTGGTATCAAGCGAATATAAGGAGTTATTGCCGTTTCCTAAGTTTCCCACAATCTGGTTATTCGTAATAAAAACTTTAAGGTATGTATTGGAGGAAGTGCTGTTTGCAATACATACATCATAATCCACAGATGTATTAACAGCGGGTGATCCAGTCGGGTATCTTTTCCAATAGCTAATGGAATACTCATGGGTGTTCATAACAACATCTTGTATGATGTCCCTGGATACAGAAATATGACCGGATGAAGAAGTGTTCCAATATCCTCCATATGAGGGTGAATAAGTAATGATGTTATTAGTGTCTTGAATGTCATATGATGATGATTTAACACCGTGATTGAATAAGACATTAGAGGAATACTGCTGGAACCACAACTCCGGAAAAATGTTTATATGTTCATCATAAAATGTGGATATACTACTCATTTGCTTTATAGCGCGAAAAAAATGGTATGATGAAGGTGGATTCACAAAAAATTGATGCCATTATCTAGATTATATAGATAAACCAACGTAATGGAACAGATCACTACATCCACATCCCCATCAGAAAATAATCGAAGGTGTTTCTAATATATCCATATCCTCGATCAAAATCGCATACAACTCTTTAATACAGATGCTTTATCACTCTTAGAAAAGGTGAATGATAATTCAATTGACTTGATTTTAACGGAACCACCACTCTTTTGTGTCATTATTTTCTACATAATATAAAACAGCTGATAATTTATAATCATTTGATTTAATGAGTAGGCATTTTACTATTCAAAAATTAGAAAATAAAAAACGGGCGTTTTAAAGTTTCAACGGTGTAAAAAGTTAAAAAAGGAGATAATTTGATTTATGGAAAATACTTTAGAAAATTTTAAGTTTAAACAAATTAGATTTATTGAATGAATCAAAACAAATCCACAGCCTATCAATAGTAAAACAAACTCACGCGAAATAGCAATATCAGCTGTTAAAGATAAACAACCTACATTTCATAGTGAGTATGATAATGGTATATATAAATATCCTATGGTTGTGAGTAAAAACAAGTTTCATTCTTCAATTGTTTGAAGCATTAATTAAAAAACATTCAAATAAAAAAGATATTGTTATGGATACATTTCTAGGAGGAGGAACTACTGCAATAGCTTGTAAGAATACAAATCGTAGATTTATAGGCTGTGAGATCAATAGATAAGTAGAAAGTATATGTTAGATATATGAGTGTTCGGTATTAACATCATCAAAACACAAAACCCTCGCCAATGATATTTACATAGGTACTAGCACGCATTACACCCAGCTCACTGCTAACCAATATCTCAGTATCTATATATCCTCTACAACTATTATTATTTTCATCCAGATTGCGCCATTCAATAAGGATCAAACTCTTAGTAGCACCCTTACGGATAATATCACTTTGACGGATAATAAATGTGCTAGCAACCGTATCGCTTAGATTTGTGCTTATAATAGATCCAGGAAGTCCCGCATTAGGATCATTCTTAGGAGAGATAAAAGCATCAAACACCCTAAAACCGAAGTTATTATTCTCGTTAGAACCACTCACGTGGAAACGGATACTAGACCTGAAAAGATATGATTCAACATCCGGATAATGGCTGAGATCATTGTCCCATTCTAACATAATACCCAATTGACACAAACTTTCCCTGTTAGTGCTCATATATTGTTGCCCACCCGTAGAGAACAAAACCTTATTCACCTGGCCGTTATTGATCACCAGGCTGTCATTGATTTTGAGATTCCCATCAACCTCCATAAGATAATCACGTGTAGCACTAACCTTCACATTCCTATCACGATTTCCTTCAATATCTAAACCATTCAATCCCCAAATCTCAGTTTGTTCCAATGATCTCTCAAACATTTGTATATCACGTATGAATATAGGTGATATATCGGGTGTGATCTCACTGCCCATTCTTACAATAACATCAGGAACAGAGAAGTTCGGGATGAAGTTAGGGATCTCTAAGGTGCTATCTAAGAAACCACCAATATATATCCGCAGAGTGGTCTTCGATGTAGAAGACGTAGAACTGTCTCCGTCTTCCACCGTGAGATTGAAGATGATATTAGTCTCTACTTGTTCCTCCACACCTTCGGCACTAGTCAACATGTAACTGGCACCATTTACATCTCCCACCGTAAATCTAACATGTCCCTCCTCAATCACCTTCAAGTTAATAATCACGTTTTCTGCTGTTTTTACACTGAACAGTGAAATAGAAGGTAGGCTATTGTCATCTGTTTTTACAGTTACACTGTATGTAAATCCGCCGTTCATCTTATCAAGCAAGAATGGCACATCGGTCTCTTTAGGATAAAGGTAAGCCTCTCCGTTTCCTAGAAGAACCTCACTGTCAAAGTATAGGAGATAAGCACCACCTACACCCCTCACACGCTTGATAACAGGGATATCTTCAAATAGAATGGTGCTGTCAGTTGCATTAGGATCACTGTGTGTCATATCGTTGTATTCTGCGTGGTTCTGGAACTCACCATCCACGATCTCATCAAACTTATACCAAACCATTACGTTCTTTTGCTGTTCAAGAGCTTGTGTGGCGCTAAGATCAACTACCCTCTTATTATTGTTTAGTACTTGACCATTGAAATACATATTGCTTGTTCCGTAGTTGATCACCTCGTCAAGATTAGCATCCACAAGAGTCCATTTAATCATGGCATCCGTCGGGATATCCATCGCTTTTGCCACAACTCCACCGGTCATCTCCACTGACAACATCTTTCCGTTAATATCCAGCATCTCTCGAGGATCACTTACACCCACACCAATTTTACCATCATCTTTAATAATCATACTAGGTTTATCATCTAGATCATCGTAGTGATCTACACGGAATAGATCTCTCGCTGGGTTAACACTAAGTGAGCTGTTCTTAGCGTCTCCCTTGATTTGTAGCCAGGCCTCAAGATTGCTATCACCTATTCCAGTATGAATACCACCCCCTATCCCGACGTTTCCTACACCATCAATACGCATAGTCATATCCATATTGTTTTCGTCATCTCCGACATATACTTGGAATGCGTCAATATTACATTCCATAACATTCACCTGTTTTACTTGGAATCCTACATCAGTACCGAAGTTTTCCACAACAAACGATGAACTCTCTTTGGTAACATTTGTAATAGTTACATTAGAACCCATGCCATATGCCACAAAGTCTCCTAAAATCTTAGTGGTTCCACCATCGCGGCCGATAACAATATCACGCGCGTTGATATTCATATTGTTAAGTGTATCATCTCCTAGATCCAATTTGCTAGCAGGTTTGTCAGCATATACAAAGTCTAGACTACGTTGAAACATTTCTAAGATATCCACCGCATTACAGGTAAGTTTCCCACTGAAATTGAGGTCTCCACCAATATCAAGGTTATAACCAGGGGTTGCTGTATTGATACCTACCTTGCCATCGCTTGATATTGTCATACGCTCAGTACCTGCTGTGTAAAACTGTAATTCATCGTTGTCCTCACCCGCATTTGTCTCCGCTTTTATATAGGTGTCTTGATCAACATCTATGACACCACCTAGTGATCCCCAAGTGTTTCCAGCACCGAAACCCTCAAACTGATCGGTTGTTGTGTTATACCTAATATATCCCTTTTGGATATCACTATCTGCTAATGGTCTCTCATCAGTTCCTCCACGAGGTAGCTTAATAGCGCTGTTATCCTCAATATGAAATATAACCTTAGGATCATTTGTGTTAATTCCTACCTTTCCATCGGTAGTGATCACTAGGCGTGATGTGTCATTGTCGGCGATATGGATAAGATCTTCTGCAGAGGAGATATTAGGGCTACGGTTGATACTAAAATAAGATGGCTCAGTGGTATCATTACCGAATGTGGTTCTCCCTTCATTGTCTATATATAATATCTTTTCAAGATCAATATTGTTGATACTATTAGTGCTGTTAGTGTTGTTGATATCGGTATTAGTGCTAGATGTGCCATTCCCCCACAACTGAATGATATCACTTGTAGCATCTTTCTGTTTTACAATAAACCCTATGTTGCTACTTATGTTATCTACCATTAGAGCACCTGATCCACTCTTGTTAGTGCTACCACGAACCACCACATTACCAGACATATCCATCGTTTTCTCAGCACGCACATTGATATTACCCGTATCATTATTAAGCTGAAACCTAGTTTTTTGTGTAGGATTTATGGAAAAGCTAGGAGTTATATGGACTTCTTGTTGGAGAGCTGATACATTCATTATGGAACCATTGATGTCAGTAATACCAGTTGTAGATGATCCTACAATCACCTTTGCTTGATCTTTATCAACCAGTAAATATCCACCATTGTTATTGTCGTTGATCTCAAACTTCTTTGTGGTGTGTTTTTCAAAAGTAGGAGCATTCACAATAATATTCTTAGAAGACAGTGTTGAGGTGGATGTTGCCGGGCTTCCTATCACAACTGTTCCAGAACCCTTGTTAAGAGATAAATGAGCTTTTTCATTGCTACTATTAATCTCTACAAGAGAGGTCTTTGCTGTAATTGTGTTCTCCGATTTACTTACAACGAGATGTGTCGGATCAGTTGTGGTATTCAACTGAAATACAGGTGTAGTATGGATTTCATTTACACTCGCAGTGATATTAATATTGGAACCTGTTGTGGTAAGGTTAGAGGTAATATTCGTAATAGCAGGGGTGTTGTTAGTAATCGACGTGGTAGCTGTGTTGTTGAAAGTAGTAGTCTGGTTAATGATAGAAGATGCTGAGTTATTTATGATAGGTGTGATTGTCTTGATCTCAATATCCGATTTATTGAAAACGGTCTGTGTAATATTTGACAAAACATCGGTGCTGTTTGTGATAGAAGCGCTAGCACTGTTAGTAATAGAAGATGTAGTGTTGGTAATAGATGTAGTGGCATTATTATCCAGATTTTGTGTGGTGTTGGTAATAGAGGTAGTTGCATTATTAACCTGTGTATCAGATTGTGTGGTAAGCGAAGCAATCTGGTTTGTAAGAGAAGCTACATCATATGTGATACTATCCGCCTTAAACAATATTTGGCTTGTAGTATCATCAATTGTCATAGATGTTTGATCACTAGCACCTTTTAGTTGAATATCTTTACGGGATATGAGTGTTATGTTGCTTTGTGTAGCATCAACCTCTATCATTTCAGATCCAGTGTCTGTGCTAGTAGAGATCTTCGCATAAGAGGTGCTATTGATATTAAGTGTTTTGGCATTCAGTGTAATATTGCTATTGTTTGAGAATATTAGAGCTTCGTCACCGAATTTAAGTAGCTTTGTTTCGTCATTGGCGTATATATAATTAGGGATATTCAGTAACTTTGTTTCAATATTTATAGCATTATTAACATCAAGCGTAAGATCATCTGCGTATAAACTGGTCGTGCTAGCATCTGTAATAAAGGTGCTAGCATATAGATTTAGCTGAGATGTTGCAGCAGTTCCTACTTGAATAGTAGAACCTTCATTATCAATCTCAATATACCCGCCATCTATGTTTGTATTAACTTTTATATTTTTAGATGCTTTTATTGTATGAGTGGCAATATCAAGGGTGTATGTTTGATCACTCTTGTTAATGATCAGGTTGTCAGTAAGGTTTAGAATAGATCCATCAATATTGACAACACCTGATGTCTTTCCAATAGAAAGCACATTATTGCTAAACTCTAAACTATCTTCGTGTGGAATAATACTGGTTGTCTGGATAGCATCTGTCCATAATCCTCCATCAACCTTTAACTGCGATGTAATTGCGGTGTCATTATATATAGCTTTTGCTCTTTCAAGATTATTTGTTATTACGACACTTCTCTTGTCTGTTTCTTCATCAATATGAATAGCATTGTTGATTGAATAAACCTGTTGTATATCTGGCATCTATATCATATACCTTTACATAGTTAGTTATATTTTTTCTCATTGAAGACAAAAAAGTTTAGTGAGCTATGACACATTACTTCAATTTCTATGTAATTTCTATACCTTTGTCGCTGTGTTCCACTTAATGTTATCCAAGGAACGTATATTTCACTTTCATTATTTCCATTTGTCGTTCTTTTTACCACAATTCTTCCCATCTGGATTACATTAGAAACACTATCATATACCTCTGCTACATTGATAAGTGGTTGTGATGAATCTTCTGTGGGATCAAAGAAAATCTCATACCGACGGTAGCCTATATTGCCATCATCAAAGGATATATGAAACTTACAACTAACGCGAAATGTATGGGTGTTGTCTATAGAGGAGATAGACGGGGTGTTCCAACTCATTGTAAAACCACTTATATTCTCATTTGAGTTTAATTCCTCTAGACCACCTCCTAAGACATAAGATATCTTATGGATTGTATTAAAAGGATTCTTCAAGTATGTAGCACCCCTTAGACAACTGTCAGTATGAACATCAAAGCCATACTCTGGATCTTTTGTTCCAATCGCCACATCACCATTATTCTTAATCACAAACGGTGATGTGTCATTGTCTTGATCCTCAACTAAAAATAAGTCAATAGACGTATCAACCCCATAGTCATTCTTGTTAATATGACACCACGCGTTGATCTCTTCCTCACGTAATAAACCCATTCCCAACGCTCCATTTGCTCCAATTCGCAGTGGAGCACGATCTTGATTAGAAGATGTTATAAAAACAGCAAGATCCTCATTATGATTACCTGCGTCGTTATCTTGAATTACTGTCAGGGCTGTTCTTGTACCAGTGTTGTGTATAGTGAATGATGAAGCGGATGTAGTGGGATCATTAGGGGCACCTTCCCCAAAGGTGACTAAGTTCCCTAATATATATGTGTATTTCCCAGGCTCACCTATATAAACATTCTCGCCATATATATGAGTGTCTTTTGTTTCATTCGCTTTCCCTAGGGTTATTGATCCCTCACTCGCATCCAGTATTAGTTGTGCCGAACTCCCTTCATTGAGTGTTAGTTTATTCTGATCTTGATATATAACCATCTGACCATTTCCTACATCTATGTGTTTTCCTTGAATATATACTATACTATTTGTATCTCCCACTTGTAGATAGTTTCTTTCATATCCCTGATTGTCATTGTGTGGTAATATTTTATTCACGTTTAAGATATCAGTCCATAATCCTCCTATTACACGAAACTGTGATACCAGTTCAGGATCGTTGTAACTCTCTCTTGTTTTAATAAGATTATTGGCAACAACAACATGCTTACTGAATGAATCGTCATCAATATGGATGACATTATTTATGGAATAAACGTAATTCTGGTTTAAACCTTGATTATTTGGTTGGTTAGTGGACATGATCCCATATACCAAAAATAAGAGATATTCTGTCTCTCTTTAAGACCTTCTTACAATCATTCTCGTAAAAAATATAATTCTATATAGACAACTCAACTGTATATACAGCTAATGTCAGTATTATCCTTATTTTACTGTGGTCATCAAATGGTATAAGTTTCCCACGTGAATTCACTAATTTTACTTGAAATTTTCTTAGTTTTTGTTCTATCGGATTGAATACATAGGCATAAGGATCAACCAAGAAATTGTTAGTTACCGGTGGCATAACCTCAATACCTGGTGATATCTGACTGAAAATAGATACCTCCTCCTCATTACCTAAACGTAGTTTTCTGTAATCGTTAAGTGAGATAAACGCCGATACTGTATTGAAAACCTGTATAGGAACTTGTTGATTGTTGATCAACAATGTGCTAAATGATTCTGTTGTAGTGTATTCCGCACGTATCAAACGAATAGCAATAGCATTCTTGATATGGCTAGACAACTTTAAAACCCAATGATTTACATCCGGATAAATGGATTTATCACGATCATCGCTATCTAATACAACAATGTGCTGTTTATATTTTACTTTCTTGTGTTTCTCTCTCTCTTTGATCTTTGGGTGAAAATCAACATTCTGCACATGTTTTTGGTATCTACTATCTATCTCTTTATAGTATTGTTTCCGTGTGTTATCCATACTTATCGGTATTACTTAATCGTTGCTACTAAATATTTTTATCATATATCACTCTCTACTAGGAACTTAGTTGCTTATGTTCCTCCATTAGGAGAAACATCACATTCAATCTCAGGACACTCACTTATGCGGATTATGACATCTTCATTAATAGTTGTTGATTCATATCCAGTATACCACGCTTTTATCTGTAAGTCATACGCAAAACCGCGCTGATTCGCTACAATCACTAAATTACTAGTATTCATTATTTCAACATCTAGGTTTGTATTACCAGATAAATTGCTGTATTCAAATGATACTAAGTATTCATGCTCTGATTTTACATTATAGTAATCAAATAGATTGCATGTAATTGTCTCTAACACTAACTCACCTAGATATATATAATGTGATGTGCTGAGATCTTCAATAGGAGATACCTCTTCTACTGTCAAGACTACATTGCTATTCACTGTTTGATCTTTGAACTTTGTATAGTACGCACTTATCTCAATGTTATATGATAACCCTCGTTGGGCACCAGTAATTACTAAATTGCTATTCACATTAGTGTTGTCAAAATCTACATTAGTGTGTTCATCTGTTAAGTTTTTCACACTGAAACTAACAAGATCCTTATTTTCCTCACTAATATCAAAGTATTGGAACATATCAAATGTTGTTGTCTCTGTGATGAAAGGATCCTGTTGGATATCAGTCGTACTTGAATATTCGCCGAGCTCTTCAATTTCAGGTGGTTCCGTGATCCTGAATATAACATCTACATTTGAGGTTTGACTCTTAAATCCTCTATACCATGCTCTTATAGTGATATTGCTTGTAATATCACGTTGCGCACCTTGAATCTCCATGCTTTTACCATCTCCAGACAGTTGAACTCCAGCATAATTTTCATCATTGATTAACTCAAATCTTACTAGATCTTGTATATCCTGATTATAATTCTTTACATTGTAGTAATCAATAAGATTACAAGTATAGTTATCTAGAATAACATCATTTACATCTATTATTTTTTGTGTCATGCTCTCTATATATGGTGCCTCTTTAATTTTAAAAGACACACTATTATTTCCCTCCACATAGTCTTTATATCTCGCTAGGATTTGGATCTCATATTCAACACCCCTTAGATCAGCCGATAATGACATTTCTACATCATTCTTTATATACTCAGTATCAACTAACCCTGATAAATTACAATATCCTTCAATTGGATCAATACTCTTTACAGTCGCCTTGAACTCCACAAGAGCTTTGTCTTCTTCTTCTGCTACTTTGAAATAATCCCACAAATTACAAGTAATATCCTCATATACAAGATATTCAACCTCGATCGGATATATGTAGTTTGTCTCTATCCGGCGGATCTCAGCTACCTCATCCACATGGATCATTAGATTGTTGTTAATTGTCCTTTCGCGATCTTCACGATAGAACGCAAATATACATACGTCATACCGATCACCTCTTTTCGCACCTTCAATAATAAGATTGCTATCATTCTGTATATAGATCCCAGAGTGATCTATTCCCTCTTCTAGATCAATAATTTCAAAATCGAACGCAATATGATCACTCTCATACTGATTGATGTTATATTCGTCTTTCAGTTGTAATTCTCGTTTTTCCAATATAAGATTATCTATGTAATAATCTGTTCTCTTCTCTATAATAGGTCCTAGCTCACGAACTAATAGCTGAATATTGCTGTTTAGTGTCTGTGAATAACCTAAGTATTCAAGACCTATCTTATAGGTTCTATCTTCACCTCTCAAATTGCCATATATTGTCAAATTTGACCCATCTAGTGATAATGAGTCGTCTAGATCAAATACAGAAAATTTAAATGGATATCTATCTGTATTTAATTGCGATTTATTGAAAATAGAGTATAGATCAACTGTATTAGAGTTGTATATAAGATCACCCACAAATATATTCGTTGTATTGTTGATAATTGGCTGTGCTTCTGTAATACGATAAATTAGATTGCTATTTACACTGCTATCAAAATCATTATTATAATACGCATATATTTGGATATCATATGTTGATCCACGGGTGTTGGCTGATATGGTGAGTGTGGATAATGTATTATCAGTTTTTATATAGGTATTATCAGGTTCCTCTATTTCTATTGTATATATTCCCATATTTTCGTGATTAGCACAATAGTAATACAACGCATTATTTGGAAAATCATTGGGTATATTGATGATTATCGATGTAGATGTATAACTGAACCAGTATTGATTATAGACAGATCCCCATATATATACATCAGTCAAGCGGATAGAATGATCCCCATATAGGTCTGTATCTGGGTTTTGAAATATATATGATCTACCTCTGTATAGTTTTATGGAGGATGGAGATGGAGATGGAGATGGAGATGATGTTTCAAGTAGTCCCTCCGCATTTACTATAAAGGTGTATGTGATAATATCCTGTGTTGAAATCTGTAAATCCTGATTTACTTCCTGTAAAGGGTATAAATTACATAGGTTATAGTGATGATAGAGATAATATGTATATTCACCTTGTATAATTTCATCGATCTCTATGATATATGGTGGGTGTGTTGAGGTTAATGACGGATCTAATGCGATGTAATTCTCTTTTGCATATGGTGTGGTAGTATCAAAAACTGTAATGGGTGGTAACTCAGTGATCGTATATACCAGATCGGTATTTACAGTATCAATTCTGTAAGCAATGTTTCGTAAAGAGACATTGATATCATAAGTGATCCCCCTTTGTTGTGCTAGAACAACCATCTCTAATTCAGGAGTAAAGCTGATATTGATTGGTAAGTTTGAATGCTCACCAATGATGGTAGCATCAAATATAAGATATTCCGCAATATCTCTGGCAAAATATGCTTCACTAATGTCGTAATCCAGATATACATTGTAGATGTAATTACCAATAGCAACAGGTAAAGCAGGTATAACAGGTGTATTCTTTACGTTAATAGGGGGTAAAGTGAGCTGTCTCTCTAAGCCAAGCATACTTTCAAGTGTTTGTAAATTAAACTCGCGCAACCTGTTATCGCCGAATACTTGAATATTTGCATAAGCAGAAGAATATATGGCGCCGATACTAGGATTAATATTTGTTTGAAAACTAATCTTCACAGTGTTGTAATCATAACGGGAATTTGTAATCTCAATATTGCGAAATGTTAAACTTTTTATCTGGGCATGTGTCCATGTAGTGATAACATTAGGATAGTTTTTATTATTGTCGTGAGGAGTAATTAAAAAATCAAAGTCTTGTGCCATTGTTTGTGGATCTTCAATATCAGTTGAACTAATATGATATTTGACTGACATACGGATACTCTGGACGTTTAGCAAGAGCTGCTCATAGCGATCAAGGCCCCAGCTTAGATACATATCCATAATATTACTGGTTTGTGGTTCTGTTGTGTATTTAGAGATGCTAAAATGAGAGTTTAGAACATCATTGTGTGCATAGCTTATAGATCCAGATATACGAGTTTCACCCTTGACATCTAAGCCATAGTTGTTGATCACCGGGAACTTTATTCCTTCTCTAATAGACAATGGTTGATCATTGCCAATAATCAATCTACCTTCATAATCCATTAAAGACGATTGAGTTCTTCCTGTAAATCGCATAATATCTTTAGACGCTACTGTATTCTTTATAGTAACCTGCGCACTCTCTGGGCTATCAAGGTGTTCACGATCACACGCCCCTACACCTATACCCATTACACCATCTGCGCCTATCCTAACACCATAACGTTCTCCGTGGTGTTGTAATGCACACATCGCGTCATCCGTATAATGCCTATTGATTGGATCACCACTGTTCTTATCCCAGAACTCTGCGATAGCATAAGGCTTTGTAAGTGTATTCTGCTCTACCACAAGTGCGGGACCGATATCACCACCACCTACATAAAGCTGATCAACAACCCCACTAGGAACCTCGCTGCTACGGAAGGTGTTCCCCACAACATTACTATTCGCATATGCTATACTCTCCATCAAACTAGTAATATCATCATTGAGTGTAGTTTCTGCATTATCTGTGTTATCTGTATCAAGCTGGTTATAGAATGGTGTAAATATCATATGTTTTCCCAAAAAAGCTGGTGGTAATGCTTCAATCTTGATACTAACATTGTAGAGAGGGAGTGGATTATCATTGGGTGTTTTCCAGTTGATTATTAGTTTAATATGGCGGACACCCTTTCTCTCCACTTTGAGATCTAACTCATCAAAATCAAAAAGTGTGCGTGTATTGTTAAAAAGAACTCTTCTATCTAACCCAGGAAGATTGACACCATTGTCTTCTGGATTGATACTAAGGATAAATTCAATATATGCTCTTATTGAACCCTGAGTGATCCCTGCCATAAATACACGTCCTTTAATATCAAAAATATGAGAAGCATTCGCATCAGTTATCCAACTAACATGATATCCCATCTCATGTTCAAACCCCTTTTCAACTCGCATCTGTCCAGCAAACGCATATCTTTGTTGCATGATATCCATCGCATTATACGCAACACTGTGTTCAAACACCTCATTTATTTTACCGATATTGCTTGTAGTGATATTAAGTGCTCCATCGACTAGAACATCTCCTTGAAGAAGGATATTTTTAGTTCGTATATCGATGTCATCTTTATTAGAAATGATTGTTTGTCGGTTGGTTATATCAATCCGATCTTTAATATTCACTCTAGAAGTTTCGGTGGGTATTGTGGGTATTGTCGTGGTAAATGTTAGACCGACCGGATCCTTAATGATCCCTTTTACATAGATATCACCATCAACATAGATAGGGTTACTTACTAAGATACCCTTGTAATCAGCATCTATAATGTTAGAGAAAGCATAGTCAGCAAGTGTAAAATCACGGACAGTGTATCTTACTACCCTGTTCGCTAGAACCTCTAAATTACTCTCTTGAATACCACCGGATACATATAGATCACCATCTATCACAAGTGATTTAGAGCTATACAAATTTGATCCATTTACTAACCTCCACGCATCCGTTACAAGACTGTCCCCCGTGTTTGGGGTTGTTTCAGGGGTATAACTATACCCATTACCGATGGTGTGTAAGTTTATCTTTGAATTATCTATGGACCATTGATCCCATTGCGACTGCGTTATAATCTTCCCAGAAATAATGACATCATTGTTGATAACTAGATTGCCTTTTAGATAGGTGTGTTGGGGATGATTTGCTACACCTAACCATTTTTTAGGTTTCTGTTGTCCTAACTCTGTAATTAATTTCTTTTCTTCATCTATTGTTGTTAAAGTCCCATTATCATTGAATAAAACAAAGTTATCAACATTTATCTTCTTTGTATATATATTCTTAGCTCTGCTTGTTCTTGAACCAAGCAAGAATGTGTTCTGTTGCTGTGGATACACATTCTTTACATATATATCTCGGTTGAGAAATATACCATTGTTCGCGATTTCAAGGATCGCTTCACTATTGGTATAACTGGTATCATTGTTCAAAGTTTCGTCACTGATAGATAGAACTCTCTCCTGTGAGCGAATAGCAAAAGTATGATGAGTGCCATTTGTATTGAATGTATCGGGGGTTTTTATATGTATAGTAGCATTCTCATTTTGTCCAATGAACTCCGCTACTTTTTCACTATTAGCACTAGATACAGAGAAATAACCTAGATCATTGTTATTAAAGTTAAAACCTAGGTTTTGTATATTTAATTGTGAGTCTAATGACATTCATCTATAATGAAATAGTTTTCATATACTAACATTTTATTATATTATTTTTTATGTTTATTTCACAAGATTGACACCTCTAATATACTATGAAATATGTATAGCAAAATCATTGTTATACCTAGAACAAATATTATATTATTCTTACTGAAAATATTGAACATATTTTTCTTATTAACAAGCCTATTAGCAAGTTGTAGATTGTTATCTTTCACATTCTGTTCATATGCCATCATAAATAGTAGATCACTCAAACGATTGATCAACTTAATACATTCTATTATTGCAGTTGTTCTCTTTAAACGACAAAGATCCCTCTCAGCACGTCTAGCAACTGTCCTAGCAACGTGGATATCTACACAGGATTGTGATCCATTTGGTAGAATAAAGTTGCGAATAGGTGGTACTCTTTCTAATATTGTGTTTATTTCATTCTCTATATTAAGAACCCATTCATTACTAGTATAATCATTATTATATCCTGATATTACTGATCCTATTGTAAATAACTCGTGTTGTAGTTTTTCTAAAATAGAGCTTTTCGTATTGATCAAAACCTTACCTAGATGACTATTCAATTCATCAATAGTCCCGTTTGCGTTAATAGTATCATCATGTTTTTCATATACAGTCCCATTGAAATCTTTCGTTGTTCCTTTGTCTCCATTGCGTGTATAGATCTTCATTCTCTTATTTGTTTTTGACAAATCAAGATCATTTTTTAGTTTTTCACTTATTTCAAATTTTTCACTTTATTATTCATTATTCAAGGAACAGGTATTCTACTGATTTACATAGATTTAATCCTAAGCTTATATTAATATTTATGTAAATATGAATATAAATGATCACCAAAGAAAAAAAAGTAAAGGTATCAAAAAATACATTATTAGATTTTTTTAGTAAAAATCCAGAATATTTAAGAAAAATTTTCAAAAAAACACCGAAAAAGGGTGGTGGCACTAAGCGTAAAATAGAAGACAGTGTATCACATAATCAAGATTCTAAATTGCGAAAACAATTAAATGACTCAAATGACTTAAATGACTTAAATGACTTAAATGCAACTTTCAAAATACCTCGTACAACTGTTAAACAAACAACTGTTAAACAAACACATGAATATAATTTTGTGGATGACTTCATATCAAAACTCTATAACATTCATACAAATAATGCAATAGATAAGAAAAAGAAAGATATTCTCAAATCTAACGGAAAAAGGACGTTTTGTAGTATAACTAATTATGAAAATGGTTTATTCGATCAAGTGCTCAAAATACTATTCAAAACATTTGAAGACGAATTACCTATAAAACCAATTCCAGATTTCAATTACACTCAATTAAAAATAATGAGACACTTTAGTTACGCTTTCATTGTAAAAAATGATAATAATAATTATATTGTTCGTTTAGGGAGGGAAGAGGATTTTGATCAATTTAATTACACTACATTGGTACTTTTCTTTAAACATTTTTGTAAATTTGACAAAGATTTTGAAGATATATTCAAGAAATTATACAAACGTGAAGAAGTTCAAATAAATAATAAACAAACCTTTTTGGAGAATGTTAGAAACTTTAATGACAAATTGGATGAAGTAATATTAAAATATTATATTTTAAAATGTTATAAAAAAGGTTATGAAAAGTTCCTAAAGAATATTCAAGATATTTTCAATCAAGTTGAAAGTTTGTATATATACAATAAACGTATAGTTGAAGAAAAACATAAAGGTAAAGGTAAAGAAAAACATGAAGGTAAAGATAAAGAAAAACATGAAGGTAAAGGTAAAGAAAAACATGAAGGTAAAGGTAAAGAAAATCATGAAGGTAAAGGTAAAGAAAATCATGAAG